TATTTATCACGCAGTGATTTCAAAGTCCCGATCACTTCTCCTTGATATGCCTCCTGCCCACCATTGTCATCTATATTCTGTGACAACCTTTCAATTGCTTCATCAAATTTCATAACTCATGTTGTCTCCTTATATAACTAATGTTTGTGCTTCTCTGATTCTGTTTTCTGCTATTTTAAAATATGTTTCATCTAGTTCGATACCGATGAAGTCTCGATTAAGATTCTGGCAAGCAACTCCTGTTGAGCCTGAACCCATAAATGGGTCTAATATAACTGCGTGTTCATTGCTATGCCGTAGCAATAATTCTTCCATGAGTTTAATAGGTTTCTGCGTTGGGTGGCTCCCTAACATCTTTTCAGCCTTGCCTGTAATAGGTACTCTAATTTCTGAACGGTCGTACTTGTCAGACTGTCTGTTAAAAATCCATTTATTTTGTTTTTCAACCGCCCAAATAGCAAATTCATAATCAACGATATATCGCCTATCGCGGTTTCTAGGCATTGGATTAGTTTTTTCCCAACGAATAATATCTTTAACAACAAATCCGTTTTTCTCCAGTCTTTCAGCAATATCACCTAAATTGCGCCAAGCATTGAAAATTATGATAGATGCACCTTTTTTAACGATTCTTGGAACTTTATCTATCCAAGTAAGTAAGTCAGCGTTTTTGTCCCAATCACCGAAATCTATTCCAGCTCTGTTTAAAGACTCGAAATTATTCTTTCTTGAAATATTGTATGGCGGATCAGTTAAAATCAAATCAATACTATTATCCGGTATGTCTGAAAGTGCATCTAAATTATTCTCGTTAATCAGTTTCATAATATTTCTCCATATTGGGCTAACGTCTTTTCACCCATTGGCGGTAATCGCTATTTTCTGTAACCATCAATCAAAGAGATAATGGCATTGGCGTGTTGCTATTACAAATACTTTTTTGTCTCCTAGATTCATGGGTTTACATACTCCCATGTTAGGTCGCGAATGAATAATGCGTGTGAAAATTCGTCGCTTTGTAAATCTACCTCGCGAATCATCTGTAAAAAATTATTTTTGTTATAATCACCAATTTCGTGTATTCTAATTAAACTAAATTCCATAACTATTCTCCCACCTTCTCAATTTCCCAAGCTGGCGTTTGCCACTTTTTGATTTCTTCTAATGGTGCTGTGAAAGCATTATCTTTTATATAAGTCCATGTTGGTATTCCGCAGTTAAACGTCATATAAACCTCGTCGTCGTCTTCATCGGTTCCTGATAACCGATACAATTGCTCTTTAACCTTGAACTCGATCGCTGGATCATCAGCTAAATATCTAAGAATAGCTTTTTTACCAACATTGATTGATTTTATAAATTGTGCATTCAAGGTTATCGCTCCAATAAGAGATATACCTTCGTGCGCCTTAATCCTTTGCAATTCGTCAAATACTGATTGTGAAACTTCGTAAACCTTTTCCATTTTGTTATCCTCTTTCTGTTGTTCCATGAACTCTGAAAACTCGATAAATGGTTTAGAATCAGGATTAGACATACTATAAGTAATGTAATCACCTAAAAATAAAAATCTTCCACCACTTTCAAATATTTCTGCACTATATTTTTTGTCTCCAGCTGGCCAAGCATATCCCTGTTTAAACCAAACATCTAAAACCGACTTCCACTGCTCTAAAGTCGTTACATGTACTACTGTTTCTGTCATTATTTAATTCTCCGATCAGAATGGTAAGTCGTCATTACTAATATCAATTTCTGTATTACCACTAGCCGCAAATGGATTACTTCCAGAAGGTACAACAGGTTCTTTACCAGCCTCCCAAGTGTGGTTTACTTGTGGTGCTGATGTTTTAGTGATGTTGTTCGGGAACAAACTGTTTTGAACAGTTGTTTCACCGTTATATTCGTTGTCACGAGCTGAAACTTTAATGCGCAATGGCTTACCAATCAAACTGTTCATTGCTTCTTCTTTAGTGTTAAACTCACGCAAAGCCTTACCGTCTGTATTTAAGTGAGCATTGTTCAAAGCTGATGCAAGGTTAAATTCCTTTTTAACCTCTTTCAAATCACTGTCAGAAAGTGAGAATGTTGTTTTTCCAGCTTTCAGTTCGCTAATGTATAAACCAGTCTTTTGTTGTGTTTCCTTTTCTTCCAACTTACTGTGCCAGAATGGAATGAAAATATGAGCATTTTGTCGCGGTTGTTGAATGTCGTTACGGATCACGAAGTCAAAGTTTGTATTTTCTGAACCACTCTTTGTAGCACGTTCCTGAACTGATTTGATAATCACTTCATAAACTCCTGCTGGTACACCGCCGCGTGTGTTAGTTTGTTGTACTTCTGCCAATGCGTCTGTATCAAAGTCTAAAAATCCCATTGTTATATCCTCTTTATTTTCTTAAAATATTTTCAAGTCATCTAACTTGTTATTACGTTCTAGTGATTTTTGGCTATGCGCCCATTTAATGTTTGCCTTAACCTGTTCTATTGATTTTCCTGATAGTTCTGCGAATGGCTCATACCAATCCTCTTTCCAATCAGGTGTCATAAATATTGTTGCAAAGTAGCCATCTTTTTCTCGCAGTTTCAACTCATAACGAGATTGCAGAATTTTGTACTTTTGCATTGGTGTTTTAGCTTGTCGAACTGATAATCCAGCTAAACGATTTTTCTCAAACTCGTCTAAATCAGTTACTTTACTCAACTTAATATCGACAGCTTTTTTCTCTGCACGTTCAACAACCGTTTCTGTTACTTCACCACAGTAAGGACACGTTTTATATTTCGTTTCTTTACCATCTTCGTTAGTACCACTGTGTACATCTACCCATTCATTTGAGTAAAATGTCGCGAAACAATTGTCACATGTAGATACTGGCGCTTCAAAGTCACCGCTCTTTTTCTTTTTAGTACCTTTGAAGTATTCTTCCCAATCATGATCGTAATCAGGCAAGCCAAACCGATTAACGTTTCCCACAAAGTCTAATATCAGCGCTTTTTTGTTGGGTTGATAACGCATGGAACGCATACCAGCTTGAATGTAAAACACTAATGATTTAGTAGGTCTCGCCATAATAACTGTGGTTGCGTCTGGAATATTCACACCCTCACCATACAATTCATAGTTTGAAAGCATTTGTAGCTTGCCCTCTTTGAAATCTTGCATAGCTTTATCACGTGTAGCCTTTGGTGTTTTACTATCAATGTGGGCTGATGGTACACCGTTTTGATTAAACAAATCTACAATCGCATGTGAGCTATCAACTGAATACATATAAGTGATTGTCTTTTCATGTTCCGCTAACAATTTCCATTGATCATAGATTGAATTTAATGTTGCTAACTCATCCCCGACAGCTTCGTGCATAGAATCGGCGGTTGCATTACCAGCAGAATTAAATTTAATCTTATTGATGTCAATAAATGTCGGAACATAATAATCAAATGGCGCTAACTTATCGTGTTCAATTAACCACGGTATGCTTGGTCCAGTAACAATATCATCATACATATCTGTAAAGCCGACACCGCTCATGCGCCACGGAGTTGCTGTGAATCCTATTGTGGGGACGTTAGGGAATTTATCTCTAACTTTACGATATGTGTTAGCGATACTATGATGAGCTTCATCAAAAATTATTAAATCAGGTGGCTCCATGTTATTCATTCTATTAGCCAAAGTTTTGACTGTTTTAATAACCGCATACTCGAAATCAACTTCATTAAACTTAAAGCTATCTCGTATTTGATTTATCAATTCTTTTCGATGTGCCATAACCCACACTCTTTTGTGATGTGAGGTTGTTAATCTAGCCATTTCACTCATCATAGCTGTTTTACCAGAACCAGCAGCAGAAACTACCATGACGCTTTTCGAACCATTAGCAAGCGATTGTCGTGCGTCTGAAAGTAATTTACTCTGATAATCGTATAATTGAAACGGCATGTATCATTAAGCCTCCCAATCAAACAATTTATCGAAATCGGCACGCTTGCGACCGTCAATTTGATTCTTTGCATATTCGTTTGTTGAATTTGTCAAAGTCCAATATCGCTCTTTCTTTTCTTGGTCATATTTGATATGCGTCACTGCATGAACGGTTCCCATAAAGTAATTATTCACGCTATCTCGTAGATCAGGTTGGAATGGCGTAATTTTCTGACCGCTTTCTAACCAAATTTCACCGTTACGTTGCCATGCTGTGTAGATAACGTTTTTATCTTTCAATCGACTATCAATGTATGTCAGCATTTTAATTAGCTGATTACTGAATTTGCCGTAGTCCTGCATTGAATTGATACCGTGATTCTTACCTTCATCAGCCGCATTCACAAACCAAACTTTTTCTAGCGCGCTTAAATTATCAAACACAACTGTTTTAAATTCACTGTTTGCGACATACTCGATAAATTCATTTATTTCAGCGAGAATCTTACTGTAATCTTCAATGTAGAATCGCTCCACGACACCGTCTTTATCGACATTAACCAAAACCTTATCGGTATTATCTAAAGTAAGTAGTGCTACTGGACCCGGTGCAAATCGTGTTACTGATGTTTTACCATCTCCTTGTTTACCGTAAATCAATACTCTGAACGGTGTTTTAACACCTTTTTCTCGTTTTTTCATTTATTTCACCTGTGCATGTGTGCGTTCAATAACTGCCACACCCTTAACTTTTCCACCGGTATTGATAAACGCCTTTAATTTCGCCTTATCAGGTGTCTTTGTTTCTTTAACGTTGATAAATTCATCTGGAATACGTGATGTTTCTGGATCAATTTCAACCGCTACGCTACGCCTAATCGTGAATAGTGATGTGTGGGTACGCAGTTCTTTAACACCGGCTTTTTCCATAACAAACGCCACGTAATTTAGCAATCGTTCAAGTGATTTCTTTTCTGACTTAACACGTTCTTGATTCATTTTGATACGTGCGGTTAGAATATCAATTGTTTCCTGAATGTTTGTAGCCACGGAATATAGTCCGTCAATCTTTGCGTCTTTATCTAGTGAAGCGACTGTGTCTTCAAATGTTTGCGTATCAATTTGTTCATCTTCAAGCATCTTTTTTAGCTTGATTTCAAAATCAGTTAATTCACTCAATGTTGGCATTATTTTGTTCCTTTCTGGGTATATTTACTTATGTCAATGCGCGTAACACGATCTGGATCAATATTGACATACCTGCGATTGTATAAATCGTACAATTGTGAGTAAGTAAATATACCATCGTAGTATTGAAATAAATCGGTTTTACTATTCTCTCCGAATAGTCTGACAAATTTTTCTTTCCTAATATGTTCGTGAAATTTGTCGCCTATACCGTCAATACGAATATCCAAGTGTTCAAACTCTTCATTTATTTTATATAGTTTATACTCTGACCGCCATAACAATAAACCACTGATTATTGTTGCGTAAATCGCTATCCAAATCATTTATCAACCCTCCACAATCACGATTTCCATAAAACTAGCAATTCGTTCTTCATAACTGTGCAGCTCATCCAACTTACTTTGAATAGATAAATTAGTGTCACTCACTAATTTCAAACTGTTATCAATATCAGATAGCTTTGTTACCAGTGACTTTTTGATTGCAGAAATTTCTTTAACCGTTGCTTTCTTTTTCTTTTCGATTAGATCATTAGCGACCTTTTGAAATTTAGCAAAACTTGCAGCATCTAAAATGACATTGTTTGAAATACTGTATGCTGTGACATAGGCGTGGTCTTTAACATCTGTTACCACAACAATGTTTCCATTGCTCCACTTCTGAACATTATCAATTTCATTAACCAACCGTGGTTGTGAGTTGAAAAATGTTTGCGCCCATTGTAGTTGATTATTGAACACGTTGAATCGCTCACGTAAACGGTCTTTAAAGTGTTCTGTTGTTTTATAGCTGTTGCTTAGTTCTTTGTAGTTCATAATGGTATTGCCCTTCCAAATTTAAACAGCTTCAACTGTTGTGTTGTCTCTTTACTCAATTTATTTATGACCGCTTGTGCGTCAATCTGATTGCCATAAGTTGTACCAGATGTTTCCCACTCGTCATTATCTGTCTTGCGATAACCCACGATGTATACTTGTTTGTCTATTACTTTCATGAATCTCCCTTCTAAATGTTATAATGTTAAAAAACGATTGGATAACTAAGCATGACATTGCTATTACTTCACGCTTTAATCTATTTGATGATTATTCTACTGCTGATTACTCTTCTGATTGGCTTTTTAATACATAGTCATGGCACGAAAGTAATTTCTATTTTTGGTATAACGGTGCAGATATTGATACTTGCCTTTATAAATCATTATTGAGTTGAACCACGCTTTGCTCCTTTAATCATTCACCCTCCACTGGTAACTGCACCGCTTCTGTTAGTGGGTTAGTCATTCCCCTAATACCTTTGTGCCGTCAATATAAACAGCCCCTTTCCAATCAGTTAGTCTTGATTTTACAGCCAATTTAATAACGCTTTGATAGTTCAAGGGAAATGTACCAAAATCAGGCAATGGATACATATTTGCGTCATAACCAAGAAAATACAACTCATCTTCATTTGTATTTTTTTCATCTAGTAAAAGTTCAACCGTTTTGAATCCCTTGAACAAAGATAATCCACCTTTATATTTTTCGAGTACAGTCTGTTCAGTCATCACTTATCTCCTCCGTGTAAAAACTCATGAATATCATTGCCGATGTCATCGGGTATCATGCGATTGATGTCATCAACTAATAAATCTGCATGCTTATGAATGTTACCGATTACAACACAACATCTGGTTGCCTCATATAAACTATCGTCTCCACAGCTATACTCTCCATACGCTTCATCGTATTCTACAAAACCAACTATCCCATTTTCATCAAAATCTTTTAGAATGTCTCCCTCACAAATTTCAACACCGTCCGCATCTGTCATACCTGTGTATTGTTCAACAATTAGTTCATCGTTATCTAAAATGTTTTGAAAACTATCTCCGATGTCTGCATCGTGCGTAGCCTGTACGTTGTAATAATAACGTTCTGTACTGGTGTCCCACGCTCTAAACTTAATCTCTCGCATAACTATTCACCCAATGCCACGCTCTGTAAGCTAACTATTTTCATCTCATCACACTTTCCACAACTTGCCCATTGCTGATATGATAACCAGCAGAATAGGCAATCTTTTTAATCGTGTTCACGCTGATCATAAAATACTGTGCAAGCACGTCAATTTCAGTAATGTTACTTCTGACCAATGCCCTTAATCTGCGCTTACGTTCTGATGTACGTTGCCGTTCGGATTGCGCATGTGTATCAAAACAATGTGTAAACGCTCCTGAAACTGCTGCTTGCTTATTGACGCGTTTAATTGACTGTCTTTTATATTCTTCGATTGTCATTGTATTCGCCTACAACTACTGCCCTTCCTGCTTCTGGAATCGTGTCATAAACACCATTCAATAAGTTAGCCATTCGTATGGCTTCATCAAAATTTTCATAAGTTTTAAATGTTTTGCCATCTACTCTCAAATCATATTTCAAAAAACACACCTCCATGTGTATACATACAAATCAAGTTCTTGACAATGAGTAAATAAACGTGAGACAATTTGTGCAGAGGTAATAATTTATGGAAACTTATAACCGTGTACGTCAACTTGCTAATGAACATAGATTGTCAATTGCAGAAGTTGAACGTCGTGCAAAACTTGCCCCACAAACAATAGGTAACTGGCGTAGAGTTAACCCGTCTGGCGAAGCTCTAGGCAAAGTTGCTACTGTGTTTAACACAACTGTGGATTATTTACTTGGTAGAACTGATAATCGTATGGCTATTACTAGTGATAAACCAGTTGATATATCTGATAGCACCGTAGCACTGTCGTTCAAAAATCATACATTGACCGATAAACAACGCTCTGACCTATCCGTTTATATCAAGACCATGCTAGAAACTAATTATTGGTAAACATATCTGGATCAAAGCCTAAATCAATCACTTCTGATTTGGTTAGTTTTGCTGGAAATGATTTTGCCATATCTGCAATTCCGTAGCTCCCTGTTAATAGGGAGTTTTTTGGTTCATTAAATTTTGTAATTGCATAACGGACACCGTTACCGAATACAGACCATGTATATGCTTGTTCTTTAACCACAAACAAAACTCGTTCATCCCCACCCATATAGCGAGCTAATGCTAATTCTTCTTCTGTCGTGATTGATTCAAGGAAATCTGAATATTTATCGTGACGATTAGCAAGCGTTAGTAGTGGATATTCACTATCAGATAGCGCCATAATTTTGTCATATTGTTCTTGTGTTACTTCGTATGTTTCAGTCATTGTACTTTCTCACTGTCGAACATTTCTGGGTTGTAACCCCATGCTTTGATTTCTGACTCTGTTAATTTGCTTTTATTACGCAAATTAATATTTATTGATACACCAACATAAGCTAAACTGAATTCCTCATTGTCTTTGAGTTTCCAGTAGTATTTCTTCTCTTCTTCAACAAACCTGTCATGCGCCCATTCACGAGTTAGTGGGTTAGCGATAGCTGCTAATTCAAAATGTAAATCGTTGCTAGAAACGTATTCTGAAAGTAGTGGCATTTTTTCCGAAACAACATTCCAAAATCCACCATCATTTATAAGCCTTCCTTCTGAAATAATTGTTGTTTGAAAATGCTCTTCTTGAATTTCAACAATCTTCTGATACTGCTCTTCCGTAAATTTCATCAACTCATCTCCTGTTGTAGTCTATACAATCTAACTCTGGTAGTGTTACGCCAGTCAGTTAGATTTTTTAATTTCTGCTTATCGTGTGGATAAACAAATCTGCGATAATATTTCAAATCATCACGAGCTTTGATGAAATCATATCGGGCGCGTTCTAATGATTCATTCATCAGCCCACCCCACTAGATATTGCGGTGTTACGTTGAAATAATCGGCTAGTAGTTCCCATGTTTCGAGTTTTGGTTCACGTTTTTCATTTTCGTAATTAGATAGGGTGGAATTTGTGATTTTAAAACCACGTCTTGTTAGTTCGTTAGTCATTTTGCCTAAAGAAACGCCACGCTTTTTTCTTAATTCTGCGAGTCTATTCATCTAACGTCACTCCTTCCGACCAGATAATCAATTGAGACATTGAAATAATCAGCTAAATCGAATACCATTGGCAATCGTGGTTCACGTTCTCCTGATTCGTACCTAGCCAATGTTCGTTGCGTTACCAACATTTCATCTGCTAATTCTTGTTGCGTCACGTTGCGCTCTTTACGAAGTTCACGCAATCTATTCATCAGACAACCTCCTAATCATTATGTCAATCAAACTCAAAGCATTTTTACCGTAATATTTAGCTGTTTTATTTTTAGCCGGAATCTCATCAACAATATTTTTTAAATCACCACGAATGCGTACAATCTTACCCACTGTGTTATTCATCATTAAATACCTGCTCATATTGCTGTGTGACAATATACTTTGCAATTTCTAGCAATTCATCAGCATTCTCATTTACTGCATCGAACGCTGCTTGCTCTGTGCTAAATCGCTCTTTGTGATAGCCACGACCGCCAATATCATATAACTCCACTCGATAACCATCTGGATCATGTTGAATGTCACCGCCCAGCATAGTTAATGCGTCTTTCATAGGCGTTTCCTCGTTTCATGTTCATGCTTAGTGTAACCAACGGTCATACCTGTAATGAAAATCATTCCTCCGATAATGACACTAGCTATTGTTTGTAAAAACCACATACATACCTCCTAACGGTTTCTTGAAAATTCCCATTTCCTAATTTCACGCCAACTCCAACCAATCACATTGCCCACGTTATCTCTAATCTGTGGGAAGTCGTCCAGCGCAAGAAACTTACTGATGTCAGCACGTCTCTTACCTGTCAGAAATTCAGCTAAATCTTGCTGACCTGTAATAATCTCGTGTTCTGGTCCACTCTCAAAGTAAGTTGAAAGTTTTTCCAAAACAGATTCAGAATGTAAATCAATTATTTTGTTATCCATATCTGTACGCCTTTCAAATTAATTAATCTGGAAGTAATCAAAGATTTTGTTTCTGATTCGTTCGAAGCGTTGTGCTTCTTCGCCATTGATTGCACGGCTTGTTTCATCTTCACGCTCGCCGATCCTTTTAGCTAACTCCTTTTGCTTGATGTTGTGAATTGCTAACTGCGTGATAATTTCTACATTTGGTTGTTTCACTGGTTTACTCCTTTCCGATAAGCGATTCGGTATGCGAATGCGTCATCTGGTTCCCATTTCATAAGGTAGCGTTTTGCTTTCTCAAAATCTTTTGCGAGCAACGCATTATATCGTGGAATGCTAAATTTACTTTTAAACTCTTTTGAAATACGAGCAAATACCATTCTCGATAATGCTTGATAACGTGCATTACCCTTATATCCAAGAATTTGAACTGCTTTGTCATTTCTAATTTGTCGTAATACTAATTCTTGATCGCCACTAATTGTTTGTGCGTATTGAATTGAATTGATTTTTCGTTCCAAACGCTCTTGTCGATAATCTTGTATTTTTAATGATTGAAACATGAGTTCAAAAACCTGCATGGGATCTTTAGGCGCTAATTGATAACCACCTGTTTGTCTAATTGTTGGTAGCACCTCCGATGTCACCCAACGTTTGAACTTTTTAGCGTTAGGCTGTTTGCTTGATAGGATTAGTGAGTAGAGACCTGATTCGTTGATAAGTGTTGGCGTTTGAGAACGACCTAACGAATCAGAAATTGATGGGGTAACGTTTTGGACCCCCACTATTTTATCGTCGTCATCAACGTGGTCTCTAACTGCTTTACTGGCATTTGCGTAACCCAAAGTTTCAGCGACATCTTTACCCACAAACCAAATCACATCTTCTAAATTAAGGGTTCTCACTCTACTTGTTTCAAAATTAAATACTTGTACTTGATTCATGTTTTTCCTCCTTTGTTCTAAATTCATCTAAGCTGACATCTAGTGCGTCAGCTACTTTTTCCATTGTGGAAAACGTTGCGTTGTTCTTACCGTTTTTGATTTGAGACAAGGTTGATCTGGAAACATCTGAATGTTCCATCAACCAGCCCCACGTAAGATTTTTTTCGTGTAATACTTTAGTTATTTTTTCTGATTGCAAGGTCATGTTTAGTCCTCTTTAGTAGTTCTGTTTTCTGTTATAATTTACTTACAAACGTTCGTTTAAACGAACATAAGTTTGCCAAGGTTTTAATGCATATTCTCACTTTCTGAGTGGGAATTTTTGTATGACGTCGAATCTAAAGCTAACTTCGACTGTATCATCATCGACTTCTTCATTTAAGCGAGTATATTCTTTCAACTCGAATTGACCCTTTATCAAGCCAACTATTAATTTAATTAACTCTTCCATGTTTATTCTCCCTTCCTTTCTAAATGTCCTGAATATCTAACAACTGTCTAACCTTTGCACGAACCTCACGAGACTGTTTGTTTACTGCGTAGGTGTTAATCGCTAAACTCAATACTGCTTCTGAAACACCAATCGCATTCGCTAAATCTCGTTGTGTCATATCTCGGTCAAACAGACCATCTTTAACACGCTTTTTAAAACTACGTGCTGCGTCTACGATCATTTCTTCTGTCATATGTGTATCTCCTTTCCTATAAAACTTAGTAAGTTTCATATAATTAGTTGTAAGGTTAGCTTTACATTATGGAAGTTTCATAATATAATGGCAGTATAAACAAGCATAATCAAAGGACTACTAACCTTATCGCTCCGCCAAGATAGATAAATTTGTAGGTGTTTTTGTTTTGCTTAAAACTTAGTAACCAACTTACAAGAATTAGTATAACTGGAAGTTTTGTAATTGTCAACGCCGAAACGGGAAGTTCCATAATTTTTGTGCTTTTAAAAAAGGAAAAACCTATAATGACACTATATGAGCGCACAACTAAATTATCAAAACAACGAGGATATTCATTAAAAAATCTAGCAATTAGGGCAGGATTAGCTGAAAATTCTATATATGATTGGAAAAAATCTACGCCAAAAGCAGATAACCTAAAAAAGGTTGCGGATGTTTTAAATGTCTCAACCGACTACCTATTAGGACGTACTGATGAGATGAATCCAACGTCATCTGATAAAAAGGTCGCTGATATTTTAGATGACGAAACTATTCTTGCTTTCGATGGTATGGAAATAGAAGAGTCTGAAAAAGAGAAGTTGCGTGATTATGCACGTTATATTATTTCCTTACGTGAGAAGGAGAATAAATGACAGAATTTTACAATTACAGTGAGCAACTATATCCCGAAATAGTTCAAAGCGTTGAATCAATAGCTCGAAAAAACAACGTAATTATTATACTAGCTGATAATTTACTATCTCACGTACCCGATACAGCACTAGTAAAAAGCCGTGCAATTATAATGAATGCTAATTTTGATATTGGGGTTGATTATTGTTATCGACTTTCTCACGAATTGAGTCATATATTGTATGGAGATCACGAAGCGCAAGCGGTCTATCAATTCAGCGAATACGGTAAACGCGGTGAAGAATTGCTTGCACATAAAAACGCTATAAAGATGTTAATGTCTATTGAAATGCCAACAAACGTTAATGGTTTTATGGAATATTATCACGTACCCTCTTGGTTGGAAAAAGATGTCGACAGAACATTTAGAGAACTGGCTTATTTAGAATAGGAGAAAATATGAACACAGAAGATTTGAATGAATATATCAAAACAAATAGTAAAGCATACGACATTTTTATTGAAAAAGCGCTCGTCTATCAAAACAATAAAAACACCAGCCGTAAGATGGAAAAACGCTTTAGTGAAGATAAGGTAGCAAGCAAAGCCGAAACAATGTGGGAAAATATCGTCGTTAACTTACATGATAAATTGAATGCAGAAAAAACACTGAAGAAACACCCTTCCACAGATTGGATTAGGTTTATGGAAGAACATGAAATGCTGGATAATCTCGAAGATAGTATGGGAGTACTTGATTTAGAAGATTAATTAGTATGTGCTAGGCAACCATATTAAACCGCTTTAGGAGATTATCGTTATGTACTTTGAACAACACAATGTGGAAGTTGATGAAATACAATCACTAGATTAACACCCATGCCCTATCGGGCGTACATAAAATATAAAAGAAGATAACCTATGACTAAAGAAGAAAAACCAAAATTAACTAGCAAAAAAATGATAGAAAAGATGGAAAGTAAAAATATTCGCTTTGAAATTTGAAGTAGTAAAGATGCAATAGCTTTTTTGGAAAAGAAAAATTATTATTTTAAAGTTAACTCATATCGTCGCAATTTCGAAGAGATAAACGGTCTGTATACAAATTTAGATTTTGCTTACTTAATTGATTTAGCTGCTATTGACGCTTGGTTAAGAAGGTTTCTTAGTCCAATAACTTTGAATGTTGAACATGGTTTCAAAGTAAAACTACTCAATATGATCGCAGCAAATGATGTTATTGATGGTTATGAAATTGTTGAGGAGTTCAAAAATTACGATGAACGAACAACATCAGCATACGAACAAACAGTTAAATATTTGGAAGAAAATTTATATTCACGAGGGCTTTATGAAAAACATAAACCAGATTTTGCAATTTGGGTCTTGATCGAATCAATGACTTTTGGTGCTCTTTCGCAATTTGCAAGATTTTATGATGATAAATACTCCACACGCGAAAGCTCGTTTCACACACTTCAATTACAGATGAAAAGTGCCAAAAGAATACGAAATGCAGTATCACACTCAAACCCCATTTTAATGAACCTGAATAATGAAGCTGGATTGTTTCCCGTTAACCAAAAGACTGGAAGAAGGCAGCGCTCATCTGCTTCGGTTGTTAGTTCCGCAGCAGAAATGGGAATTGAAAAAGACCTGTTACGCAACGTCAAAATAAACGATTTAGTTGCTCTGTTTTACTTAAATAAACGGATGACAAGCAGGGAGTCCCGACAGCATATGGTAAGAGATGGCGAAGCTCTTGTAAAACGATTTGATAAACATGAAGACTATTACTTAAAAACAGATTCAATTCAGGAATTCAAAAAAATTCTCGTTAAGTTGATTGACTTTCAGTTAAATTGATGATAAAATTTATGTATTGAAACAGTATATAAATCTACTGGCTCCGGAGATGGTATCGATGGGGTTACTACATAAAAAAAGGTCAAGTAATTTAACTGATTACTTGACCTTTTTGCTATTTAAAGCTCAATAATCCTTTGCAAGTCCACAAAGTCATGACTCTAAACTGCCCTATTATCATATCTGTACGCCTATTATACCTTCGTAAAAAGAAAGGATAATATCAGTATGATAAAAAAAGTTACTACTGGCAGATTTGCCGGAAAATATGTTGTAAGAACATCAACTCGTGACCAATTGGGAAAACGCCATTTTTCACCTAGAAAATATGTTGATTCCTATCAAGAGGCAAAGGAGATAGAAAGCGAAGACAGAATTGCGTTCGCAAGTGGCTATATAGCCGCCAACGGATCTATGGCATTGTGGCGATATTTTGAACAATGGTATCTATCAAACGTTGAACCATATCTTGAAACAAATAGTAAGAATAACTACAATACACTGATCAAACGATTGCGTATTGACTTACCCGGAAAACCACTAAAGTTTTTCGATGGTAACAAAACGGCTATTCAACTCTATTTTAATTCATTGGGAAAACGCTATGCTACTAGTACCGTCAATAAGTATCGCTCATTTCTTTCTAAGGCGTTCTCTGACGCTGAATATGACGGCTTAATCAGAAAGACACCTATGCCTTCAGAAAACCGTATAAAGACCACAGGCGTGGATAAAGGGCTATTTAAACCGGTCGCTAGTTTAAGCATGGAAGATGCAAGTAAGTTACGAAACTATTTCTATGAACACACTAATTTGATTCATCAGGAATATTTAACACTACTGATCATGCTAGAGTGTGGGCTAAGACCTAGTGAAGCTAAAGCATTGCAGTTTGATGATTTAAACGTAACAAGGCACTTACTACATGTTCACAATACGTATGTGGAACAAGACAATGCTATCAAGCCTTACACTAAAACTCGTTCCGAACGAAACGTGCCTGTCTCTCCACAATTAGAGGAGTTAATCATTTCATTTAGTGAAGACAAACAAAAAAGGCTCGCTACTTATAATATAAGCAACGAGCATAATTTAATGTTTAGAAATGATTGTCCGCCAACCTCTCGTGGTGATAGACTATTATCTTCTGGTGCTAATACTGGTAAAGTCCTGCGCAATGTTCTGTCTCAACTTGATATTCCTTTAAAAACTCATGACGGTTTGAGCATAACACCTAAAACTTTGAGAGCTACCCACGATACTATTCTGATTCAAAAAGGTATTTCATTGGATTATATTGCTAGAATATCTGGGCATACAATTGAAATCATTCATAAGCACTATCATGCGTTTTTAGATGAGGTTGCAAACGCTGAAGCTGATAAGGTCAAGGGTATATGGGATTAGGTTAAGAAAAGTTGAGTGTGGCTCCAATTTGGCTCCACGAGAGCTGTTCTCTCACGTTATTTTACGTTTAGTGAAATAAAAAAACGTTGATTTAACAACGTTTTTGTACATATAGTTACATGCGAACACACGTTCGAAAGGAGCTAGCGGGACTACATTTCACTTAGTCATATCAACGTATACAGCGTTTTGTACCATTTTGTGTACCTAATCAATCAAACCGTTTAAAATATTACCAGTCGCATCACTTGCCCTTTTGGTCACGTCACTATATATATTTAACGTCATAGAAACGTCTGCATGTCCTAAATATGTTTGAACTTGTTTAATGTTTGCACCCTGATCTATTGCTAAGGTAGCCCATGTATGACGTAGTTTGTGCATTGATAACCCAACCGCTACACCATATTTATCACTGACACTTCGTAACCACTTATTAGGTCTAATTGTCTGTAACGTATGTCCCTCATTTTGAAAAACGTAATCATCACTTTTATTATATCCTGTGGCTTCAAACCAATCAGCAAGCACAACCATCATCTTATTTTCGATTTTAAGTGTACGTCTGCTCGTTTGGCTCTTTGGTTCTTTAATGTAGGTACTACCTGCTAGACCACGCCCTAGTGCCTGTACAATGCTTATATAACCGCCATTAAAATCAATATGTTGCCACTGTAAAGCAAGTATTTCTTCTGTTCGCATACCAGTGAATACAGCCAATCTAAGCAAGGTATAAGCCTGTTGGTTCATATACTTGTACTGATTATCTAAAACGTCTACAAAGGCTTTAAATTCATCAACTTCCATGAACTGCTTGGGTTTGTTCACTTGCCTGCGTTCCTTTGGCATCTCAATCTTGGTAAATGGGTCAACTGGTATCATATCCATACGAACTGCTATATTAAGCAACCGCCTAAAATAACCAGCAACCTTGCGATACCTAAGCAATTTCCCTTGTAATGTGTTAACATAGCGTTGTAACTTAATAGGTGTTATATCAGTAACCAATGTATCACCCCATTCGGATATGATGTGCGTTTTAAAGACAATCATTGTTCGATTGAGGGTACTTTCTTCAACGGTATGCTGGTAAGTATCTAACCACATTCTGTACAACTCTTTTACAGTCATCACGCTGGGAGTTGTTTTTTTATTGTACTTACTATCGCCATTAGCAAACTTGACCAATTCAGTATTAAACCACTGATGAGCGCTTTTTCTACTATCAAAGCCACGTTTTTTTACTCTAACTTTTTCATCATTATAAATTAGATAACCGTTCACCTCCCAAACTTTGCCTTTTGGTGTGTCTATTTGTTGTATCTTCATTATTTACCTCATTACTTAATAGCGAGTGAGCTATGTACAAAAGGTCAAACAAAAAAGCATGATACATAAAGTACACACGCTTTTATTATTTCACACTATTCAACTGGTTGCACGCTTTTAATCGTAGTAATGTTTCACAGCTTCATCAATTTCATCACGATCATATCTGATACCATGTTCAGTTGGGTATGCTGTGACTTTTCCATTATTAACGTAATACTTCATGAACGTATTATCAGATGCACTGATATATTGATGTGCTTTACTACGGTTCAACCACTTTGGGTATTGTTCTGCTTTTTCCATATTATTTTAATCTCCAATCTCAATTTTGTCATTTAATTTCAAAGTGATGATGTCATAAGTAATATAAATATTTTGCTCATCTGAACTAATATCAGCAATGTCATAGGCTCTACCGTTTGGCATCTTAACAACTAATCCACGTTTAACAGACTTATTATGCCTAATTACTATTAAAATAGTATCTTGTAATTCAGTACCAAATATGCTGTATTGCTGTGTCATACTTCTGCTTTTTGGAGAAAACTTAGCTGAAAATTTTGGTATAAATGTATCTCTTTCAATACCGTCTTCACCCATTTGAGATCCAACTTCTCCAAAATAAACAATGTGGTTAAAATTACTAGGCTTCACATTAAACATTCTTATCTCCTCCCACAATCTCACTTCTTAGATTAGTCAGCATGATACGAACACCAGTTGAATAGCCCTTACTCAACTCACGGTCATAATACATTGAAGTAGCCAGTGTCTTAATCAAACGATTATATAACTCTGCATCAACTGCCAAAATATCATCATCAGTGATTTTCATTTGAATAGATGCCTTAATCATGGCAGTAGCACCGTCAATCAAGCTCGTAAGTGTTTTGAGTTCGTTTTCATCATCATCAATATTTAATTCATCTTGTAGCTCTTGTGGTGTAATTATCGCCATGTGCCACCTCCTGTGGTTAATTTAATATGTACGTCCCCACTTCTGGAGACATGATGTTACTTACCTGCACTAAATGTAATAAACTTACCAGCATTAGTGTCGGCTGCCTTAAAGTCCGCACGCAAAGCAACGGCAAGAATACGCTCAAAGTTTTCGTTGTGATCCCATTCAATCGCAACATCAGAACGCATAGCTTCTAATACAAATGCTTTAGGGTCTCCCACAAAGGCTTTTGCATCACTTGCGATACCCAATACATCATCAGCAACAATCAAAACGTTTGAGCCAAACAATGACTTGCCTGATGCACTAGCGATTGAGTCTTGCAATAAGTAGCGACCGTTAGTGTCTTTCAACAAATCAACGGCATTGTAGAAACTTTCAGTCACAATCCATTGGCGTTGATAGTTTGCCAAACCCTTGTTATATGCTGTCTTTAAGTCATCTGTTGTTTTTGCTGACACGGCTGTGGCTGTTTGCAAAATCTTTCCAATTTGATACTGCTCTGTTAATTCTTTAGCCTCTTGAACGTAGGTATTAAGCAATGTCTTGAGGTTGGGAGCGTCCTGCACCATTTCCATAGACAATGGCAAAGCACCACGATAAGTGAGTGCCTTATAATCAACACTCTTCAAAACTGCCTTTGCGATTTCAGGGTTTACAGCTCGTTCTTCGGCTGTCGTCAAACGTGCCGTATTCTTTTGTAGAATTGGCAGTGAACCCATACCTGATGTGACTGATACACGGTTGATAACGGCTGACAAATTACGAACATCAGTCGGCACTTTTTGAATATCCAAAATCTCTTTTGGAATTACAACGCCTGCTTCTGTGGTAGTGATTGCATTTGCTCGCTTTTCACCAGTCTTTAGGTAGTGCATGAAGTCACGTACTTCTGTGGTCTCTTGTTCTTGGTTCAATTTAATTTCCATGTTTTCTCGTCCTTTCAAACTGCGTTCTTCTTGTAAATCTGGATCATCATCTCGTGTGTTGTCATCAGTTGAATCATCTGACAAACCTTGTGCCTTTTTAACGGCACCTAATTGGGCTTGCAAGTCATCAATTTGTTTCTGCAAATCATCAACACTGGCTACACCCTTTTGAACATCAGCCGTATCAGAATCATCTGACATTGCCAATGCTCGTACCTCTTTAACTTTGGAAGCCTTTTGGGCTTTTAAGCCACTCAATTGGGCTTCAATTTCACTAACTTTCATCCTTGTATCTCCTATTCGTAAGTTGTAAGCACTGCCAAAGCCTTAGCCTTGACCTCACTCTGTTTCAGGTTCTCAAGCGCTCTTGTGACATTCACAGTAGTGTCCTGATAAGCAGGCATAGTCACTACTGATACTTCATATAAAGCACCTATTTTTTCAATAACACGTTCTGGTGTTTGGTCTGCACCTCTATCCCAATCATCAGCATCAACTGTGAAACCAAAGCTCATGCCTTGCAAATTACCAGCACGGATATTGGTGTAAACGTCTTTCCCTAACGTGGTATTGGGGATATCTAAAATGAAATGCAAGCCTTTTTTATCAATATCAAGTTTTAAGGTATTTGCTGACGTTCTGCCTAATACATTCGCAAAATTATGATCGTATAACGCTACTACGTCACTAAAATCAACATCATCAAAAGCGTTGGGGTCAACACGTTCAATAAATCCACCTAGATTTTGACTTGGTTCATTAAAGACAACGGCATACCCACCTATCTGACCAATAAAGTCATCACTAGCGGTATCACGCACTTCTAACCCTTTAATATCAAAGGTTCGTGTCTCTCTATCGTTCATAAATTGATAACCCCCTTGTCAACGAGAATTTTTTGCGCCTGAGAGGCTTCTAGTATGCCCTTATCCACAAAATTCAATAAATCTTGCTTCAAAGCGGCGTTTGAATAATCCAAAATGCTATTTAAATCTAAAGAAATATCATCACTAAATTTTAGTTGAATTTCACTAATGAGCGGTTCAATATAGCGGTTCAAACTGTTTAAATACATGTTTTGAATCATCTTCAAAGAACTTTGTTGATCTCCCTGACCATTCAAATAGCTATCTGGTACGCCAAATGCTTTGCTAATTTGTTGCCTTTGATATGTTGCACTATTTAAATATTTGGCTATATCCGCATTGATTGAGATACTTTGGAAGTCTGCACTCTGATCTAATACCAAAGTACGACCTGCATTACTTCCTGTGTTAGCTTTTTCAAACTCTTTACGGACGTTCTCTTTGGCTTCTGGACTAACAACCGCATCAGGTATTTTAATCAGTGATGTTGGATTGATAGCCCGTGCCAATGTAGCCATTGAAAGCCTGTCGGCTTGCTCCTGCTGTTGTACCTCATTCACAAGGCTTTCCAGTGGACTATGACCAACCAGCTCACCACCATTGACACCGTGTGCCATGATTTTAAAGTGAAGCACGCTTTTTGCTTTGTACGTGCCACCTTGATAATCGCCAAAAGGTGTAATTTGATAACTCAAGACATCATTTGTTAAATCAAGCATGACGTTCTGGTTTGGAATATATCGCAATTCTTTACCATCAATCACCACAAAAGCATTACCTGATAACAAAATTTCTAAAATGACTGTCTGCCAAAAGTTGTATCGACTTGTGAGATGACTGGGATTATTCAAAACATTCAAAGCATTCTGATTTGTTCCAATATAAATTGCTCCCGCAATGTCGGCACTTATTAAACTAACAACGCTGTATATATCGCTATTTCGCAATGCAACATCAGCACTAATAAGGTCATTAGGGACAATATTTGTCCCACTATCTGCAAAAATAAAAGGCATGTAATTACTAGGTGTAATCATCTGCCTTGTTTCAAATGGATTTTTAATACTCATGGATTAGCCCCCTTTGGTACTAAGATATAAGCCAAAACAAACAGCCCAATCCCGACTATCAGGAAGCCCAACGGTTTAAATATCATAAATGCACTGATTGTGATTGATATAATACCCAATACAATCAGGGCAAATGGTACATAAGTCATCATCTTTTTCATTGGCTCTCCTTTCTAAAATTTAAACTCATTCATGAAATAATCATTGACTTCATCTGCGTTCATACCAGCAAATGGGCTTTTGTTCTTCTCATCAGGCGCATTCGTAAATGACGTGAAGTAAAACATACCCTCAAATAAGGCGTTGACAATGGCATCAGCTACATCAATCTTTGCACTGTTGGTGTTCTTATCAATCTTGATACCATTGTTATCTTGTACAATAACCGCATTAGATAAAGCACCAAACATGGCGCTATCATCAAGCATGGTTATTTGTGACTTGATAAACGCTGCTTGTAAGAACTTTGTGGGTTCGTTTAATGACTTGATACCCTGACGAACCGGAATAATCAGATACTCGTTTTTGACTTCATCTAGTCGCCTAATAAACGTCCCTGTTCCCCACTGGTCATACAAGATAGCCTTAACATTGAGATCATATTTTTCAATGAACGATAACATATAATTAAATACCTCATCTTCATCAATCAACCCAAATCTGTCACGAGTAATTGTCGCAAAGCCCTTACTTTCAACATCTCGATAGTTGATGCCGTCACGCTGTTCTTTGGCTTCAATCGTTCCCAACTTAGCCAATGGAATAAATGAGTGCTGGTACAAGTGATATTTTTGGTTGCCTGAATCGTCTGTGTAAGGGAATACAAAGGCTACCGCTGTATCATCATTTGTCTGGCTATAATCAAACCCAATGTAGACATCTCTGCCTTGCATATTGAACGTTGGAATAATTGCCTGTGTAAGCAAATCAACTGGTAGAAACGCATTCTCTTTTGCATTCTGCCATCTGTTCATGTTCTTAGTGAGAAAATCAGGTAAGCGTCCTTGTGAGTTCAATTCATCTCGTTCAGCCGTCATTTTTGGTATTGCTGACTTGCGTTTACTCTCCAATTCAAACAATGGATTAGACTTCTGCCAAATGCTTGGATCTCCAAAGGCTTCATCATCATTGTCTTGCTCCCATGCTAGAAACAGAATATTATCAATCTCACACCACGTCTTTTGCGCCATATATGAGCTATACCGCTTATAGTCTGCAAACATTGGACTGCGCACATCTGTCCCACTGGTACTAATAAATATCGTTTGTGAATACGGTAGGAACGTTTGCCCTGATGTGATTGAGTTGATAAACGAACGGTCTTTGAATAAGTGGTACTCATCAACCACAGCATAACTAAAATGACCAATACCATCACTAGTCGTACTTGATGATGCGCTTAATTTACGCATGGTAGTAGACTGGCTTTTAATCCGCATCTCACGTTGGTTGTACTCGATACCCCACTGCTTAGCCATCTTAGAAAATGTACCACTCGCTAAGTTAGCCCATTGACTAGACATGTATTTAAACAAGGCATCAGCATGAGCTGTATCAGCACTAGCAACCGCTAACTGTCTGTTGGTTTTAGGTTGCCCAAATAAGAAATTAAACAGGCTTATCAACGCCATCACGGCTGTTTTACCATTTGCACGCGCCATTGATATAATCGCTCTATCAAAGCGCTTACCGTCTGTTTCAGGCTCTTTCCAACCCTCTAACAAACCAACAATAAACGCTTCATACGGACTGATTTTAAACGGCTCATGTGTCTCTAAATCAACCAATAACGTACTAAACTTGACAATCTTATCCGTTCGTTCTGCATCATAAGCATAGTGAAATTTTGGATCACTTTTAATCCGTTGCAAATCTGATAAATGACGTTCACATGCTAGTTTGATTTTCTCGCCTGCAATGATATGACCAGTCAAGACACCAACGGCATATTTGATGGTAGGTTCATCAATCCCATATTCATTGATAACATCTTGATATTGTTCAATCATGTTGTACCACCAAACATATCAGCAATGGCATCAGCACTCAAAGAGTCGTCATCACTACTTGCCATATCAATCAAGGTTGCACGAGAACTTGGGCTTAATCCTAATTCACCACCCAATGACTTTACTTTACCAGTAGCATCATTCAAAATAGCTGTTGCTGGATTCTTAATATACTTACCGTCATTTTGATACATCACGCCAACACTCTTAATTGATTCATAGGCTTCACGCATAGCACTATAATTGATACAAAACGCTTCCAGTGTTGATTTGTCCGCTACTGTGATATAACCAGTTTTATTTAATTCAGGGACTAAAGTTGTCCATAATCGACTTGCTACACCAGTTAGATACTTAGGTGGTGTTTTAGGAAGTTTATTCATATCTGCATTGGCTTGCTTCAACGCTTCGGTTCGTTGACGCTGGTAAGCACGATCGGACTCATCAATTGTAAGTTTTGCTTTTCTAGGCATTCGCTACCTCCTAACTTTTTATTTTATGTACTGAAAGATTGCGTTGGTACAAATATGGTGGTATGCTGAAGCTATAAAGCATACCAATTCAGCGCCTCACAAGGGCGCTTTTTATTTGTCCTGCCTTAAAACGAAAAAATAACTGCTTTTTTCATCAAGGAAGGCTCCAACGCAATCGTTCAATGCCCGTTTAAAGTCACGGGGGACTAAAGATGAAATATTTTCCCACCCACCACAGAATAATAGTGAATGACGAAACACTAAAGAAATGAA